AAATTAGCAATAGTAGGCTTACCAACATCGTCTTCGGGTTTAACAAGTGGAGATATTTGGAACGATGGTGGAACTTTAAAAATAGTATAATCAAAACAAAACAATATGACAAAGCAATTAGGTATCTACACTATTCATTCAAATGGGCAAGTGTACTCAAACAAGAATAACAAGTTTTTAAAGCCTTGTATAGACAATAGAGGTTATTTAAGAGTTACTTTATTTTTAGACGGGAAACCTAAAACCTATAAATTACATAGGTTAATTGCACAACTTTTTATACCACAATTAGAAGGTAAAACGCAAGTAAACCATATTAATGGAGTTAAAAAAGATAATAGGTTTGAAAATTTAGAATGGTGTACTGGTAGTGAGAATACAATACACGCAGTAAAAAATGGTTTAATGCAATCTAATCATTTAAAAAAGTTCGTATTAGACATTGAGAATGGTGTCTTTTATGAGTCAGCTACCGAATTAGCAAAGTTATTAGGTATGAATAGAATTACTTTAATGGGTAGATTAAATGGTAGTAGAAAACCAATGAATAAATATATTTACGTTTAAAAAACAAATAAAAATGGCATTAGAAACAAAATGGGTAGTATCCCAATTAGACACCGCACCGAGCGAAGATGGTTTAACAGACGTAGTTAAGACAGTACACTATCGTTATCAAGGACAAGATGCAGAATACTTTGCAGAAGTTTACGGAACAATGGCTTGTGCTACACCTTCGGACACCGACTTTACGGCTTACGAAGATTTAACTTATGAGCAAGTATGTGCGTGGTTAGTTGCAGGTTTAGACGTAGAAGCTATGGAGTCAAACTTAGATACTCAAATCGAGAACCTTAAGAACCCACCTATTATTAACTTGCCATTACCTTGGGAAAAATAATATATCTTTACAAATAAAAAACAACGTATGAAAAACAAAGACCTATTACAATTAGTAGCAAACCTTAACGCAGTTATCGGTAGCAGTGAAACAAAAACTGCTAAGAAGCTCGTAAAAATTTATGAGAAAGTAAAGCCACATCACGAAGCGTACCAAGCCGAAGTTGAGATTTTACGATTAGATAATGCGAGTACCGACGATAAGGACTGCTTACTATTAGATGACAAAGGAAATTACAAATTCTCTAAAGAAGGCATCAAGAAGCTGACAAAAGATTTTGAGGCTTTAAATGATAAAGAATTTGATTTTCAAATAATTAACGTGGTTAACCCTGCGAACCTTGAGAATTTTACATTCTTACAAGATTGGGTTACTGGCGTAGAATTTAACAAACAAGAAGAAGAAGAATTATAATGGCAAATAACCACCAAGCAGACCAATCAACAATCGTATCAGTAGTTAGTGCTATTTTAAGCCTATCCAATATTCAACCGCTATTCACATTGATTGCAAGTTTGGTGGCTATTATTTCAGGTCTAATGGCTATTCGATACTATTACAAAATGACCAAGAAACTTAAATGAGATTAATACTTTTAGCTTTATTACTTACATCTTGTGCCTCAGTTAAGAAGTTCGAAAAGAGATATGATAGCACTGGCACTTTAAAAGTGGACTCAGTGCGTCTTACTTTTTACGATAGCGTTACCAAGATTATAGAAAAAGAGCAAGTATATACAAAGACCATTACCATATACGATACTATTCGTATTTCAAAGGATAGTATTATAGTAGTGCCTAAGCTTGTTACTCAATGGATATACGAAACAAAAGAGAAGCAAACTGACAATAGTTTAATTAAAAAAGATACTATAGCGTTTAATCGCACAGAAAGTACTCAAATTTCGATTGCAGATAAAAGTAAGGTAACTACTCAGAATAACTTTTGGAAGGCTCTAATAGGGCTAATAATAGCCATTATATTAATTTTAGCTTATTGGCGTAGATTATGGAAATAAATAAAGCAGGTAAAGACCTAATTAAAAGATTTGAAGGTTGTAAGTTAAAGGCTTACAAATGTCCGGCTAATGTATGGACAATCGGTTTTGGAAATACTTTTTACGAAGACGGCACTAAAGTTAAAGAGGGCGACGTAATAACTCAGGAAAGGGCTGACGAGTTATTTGATGTTATAATCAATGACTTTGTGCGTATGACAGATGCGCTTGTAAAATCGGACGTTACCGAAAACAATTTTTCTGCACTTGTTTCGTTTACGTTTAATGTAGGTACGGGCAACCTAAAGAAAAGCACTTTACTTAAAAAGGTAAATGCTAACCCTAAAGACCCGAGCATTCCGGCAGAATTTAGAAAATGGACGAAGGCAAACAATGTGGTGCTAAAAGGTTTAGTGAGGCGACGAGAGGCTGAAGCAAAACTATATGAGCAACTTTAGAACTATATTAGTAAACTTACTATCAGACGAAAGCAACAGTATAAGCCATAAACGAGTAGTGGCTATGCTTGGCAGTATTTGTCTTTTTATATCCTTGTTCTTAAACATAATATTGAAGATTAACCCGAGCGACAAGTTAGTAGATGCGGTCTTGTATTTAACGCTATTTGCGATGGGTTACACCACAATAGATAAATTCAGCAAAAAATAAATAATGCTAAAATCAAAACGACAACGACTATTTTTTGACATCGAAACCAGCCCAAACGTAGGCTTCTTCTGGAGCGCAGGTTACAAGCTTAACATAACTGCGGATAGCATTATACAAGAACGAGCAATCATTTGTATTTGCTATAAGTGGGAAGACCAAAAAGAAGTTTACTCTTTACAATGGGATAGTAAGCAAGACGATAAGAAGATGCTACAAAAGTTTATCGAAGTAGCAAACACGGCATCGGAATTAGTAGGTCACAATGGCGACAAGTTCGACTTAGCTTGGATTAGAACCAGGTGTTTATTTCACGGAATACAAATGTTCCCTTCTTACGTTACTATTGATACGTTAAAGGTAGCACGTCAAAAGTTTAGATTTAATAGCAACAAACTTAATTACATAGCTGACTACTTAGGCATTGGCACTAAGATAAAGACCGAATATAGTTTATGGAAAGACATTGTCTTGCATAAGGACAAAGTGGCGATGGCTAAAATGATTAAGTACTGCCAAAAAGACGTTGTGTTATTAGAGCAAGTATTTAACGCATTAAAGCTACACATAGAACCTAAAACGCATTACGGAGTTTTGTTCGGAGCGGATAGGGGTTCTTGCCCTGAATGCGGGAGCGATGAGTTAATTATTGCTAACAGACGAACAAGTGCAACCGGAGTTAAGAAGGTACAATTACAATGTAAAACGTGTAATAAAATGCACACCAAAACAGACAGATAATGAGCAATAATGCACAACCAGATATGCAAGATAGTAAGATATTAGCAGCCGTAATAAAAGATATGCGTAGACGAGAACTTGTTGGAAAATCAAAGTATGGTACAACAATGGACAGACAAGATTTAAGTACAGGTCAATGGATAACGCATTTAAAAGAAGAGCTGCAAGATGCAATCCTTTATTTGACCAAACTTGAAACCATACACAATGCGCCTCAAAAAGATATTTAGCTTTGGCAACGTATTAGACAAAGAAACCTACGAGCAGTTAAAAGAATTAGATTACACGAACCCAAACTTTAAGGGTTGCGGTGACGAGTTCCAGTTCAATCGTGAATGGTGGGTAATGCTTGACGAAGGCGAAATAGTTTCTTATTGCGGTTCAATTTATTCTAAAGGCATCTGCATATTTAATCGTGCGTGGGTTAAAAAATCACATCGAGGGCAAGGCATACAAAGAAAAATGATTAAGACCAGAACTAAAGCAGCTTCTACTTTTTGTCATATTGCTATCACTTACACAACCTTAGACAACTTTCCAAGCGCAAATAATCTTATTGCCTGTGGCTTTAGGCTCTACCTTCCTGAGTATTCTTACGGGGGTTCTGACAAACTTTACTTTCAAAAGCTACTATAAAGTTGCACTTTAGTACAACAAAAGGTAGTAATACTACTACTTTTGGCTGCATTTTACTACCGACTTTGTCAAGTAATACCTTTACTTTATTATATAATATGTAAAGTTTTAGCTTTACTTTATGTAAATTTATGTCACACTTTTTGGAATATTTGTGACACTTTTTTGTCGCAAAAGTCCCTTACACGACACATTTTTATATGTTAAAGCGCGTTTTATGGCACTTTATCTGTACTTATATCTGTACGCATATAGGTACAAATGCAACAATGTTGCAAAAATAATTTATATAATTTTGCACTTTGTATTGTGTAAAGTAGTATCTTTGTGTAAACAAAACACAAATGACACATTTAACCACCTACCAGAAGTTCCAATTCGAGAGATTTGGCACTATCTTACTGCACGACGGGAGCAGTACACAAAACCCGAACGACCCCAGATTACTGCCTAAAAATTACGATTACGAAGATGACGATTATACGTTTACTCGTTGGGTAGAACACAATGCAGAACTTGAACTTTTAAAAAACGAAGTATATGAAGATTGAATTTGTAAAAGAAACTAAGCCAGACGGCACAATATTCTACTACACTTTAGTAGATAACAAATACGATAGCGCAAGTATGTACTTGGAATACTCACAAGCTTACGAGTACTTTGTAAGCCTAAAGAAAAGACAAGAACCTATTATCGAAATTTTAGAACACTATAACATAGACATACAAAACCAATAACAATGAGCCTAATTAAAATCCAACAGGAACTAAAAGCACCTAAAAACCAATTCAATGCTTTTGCTAAATACAAGTACCGAAGTGCAGAAGATATTATCGAAGCTGCAAAACCTATCTGCCACAAATACGGCTACGCTTTAATGTTAAGCGACGAGGTAATAGAAGTAGGCGGTAGGGTATATGTAAAGGCAACCGCTTGTCTAAGTAATGGAGAAGATAACATTACTTGCACCGGGATTGCTCGTGAAGAAGAAAATAAAAAAGGAATGGATGCAGCGCAGCTAACCGGAGCGT